CAGAAATTCCGTAAGCTGAAAAACCAACAGCAACCCAAAAAGCTGTAAACGAAGCTATGCGCTTTAATTCAAACGTTCCTTTTGGTGCGAGCGTGTCGTAAATAAGTTTTTTCATTTGGTAATATTGCTAGTAGTGGGTAATTGTTTTCAATAGGTTGTTTTGCACTTCGATTAATTTGTGATTTATCTTCTAAACAGTCGTATAAACGTGCTTCAATAGTTTCAATTTTCAATTCGTTCTTTGCATTCATATTGTAAAGAAACACAATTGAAATAACAAAAAATAAATCTTTTGCACCGTATTTTTTTAGTAATTCTAAGGCTTGTTTTATCATTTTAAGTAAAAAGTTTGTGTTTCAAAATTATAATAAATATCTTTTAATTCAGGGTTTTCAAGTGTACACATTTCAGTAATTGCAACTTGATTTTCAACAACTGAATTATTTTTCTTGCAATAAAGAACCCTTCCAGTTGATTGTTCTAAAATTGTATATTGATTCTCCATTGTTTTAATTATTAGTAATATAACCACCTGACAAATAAGCTGAATCAGTTGCGTTTCCTAATGTTATAGAAATATATAGATACAAAGTGACTGCATTGTTTCTAGCTAATACACTTGGTGCTTGTGCTGCCGTAGTTAAATCTGAAATTAAAGAAGTCCCAGAATTTGCAATGATTAAATTTCCACCATTATAACTTGCATTTCGGCTCATTCCTATCCAAACACTACCAGTTGTAGCCGCCACAAATGCAATTCTATCTGTTGTACCACTTGGCATTGTGGCTGATGTTGATAGCTTATAAGTCACAGTACAAAGACCCACAGTTCCACTTTTCACAACAGGTGTGTAAATTCTCAAGTTATCAATACTTCTTATTGTGTTAGCAGGGATAGTTACTACAGCTACTTGTGTTTCACTTGTTGTACCCGTCACAGCTGATGAAGGTGTAAATGCAGAATAAAAGACTCCTAACTTTGAAAGAATTGAGGCTTGTGTTTCATCACCAGTGTTGGTGTTGCTTGTGTTTCCAATTACTGTTAAATTTGCATCTGTTACGTAACGCTTGTTACTTGAATCAGCAACCTCCGCTGTCGTTAACGCTTTATTTTTCCAAAGTGTTGTTGCTGTTTCGTAAACTAAGGATTGATTGTTTAAAGGTGTTGAAATAGCAACGTTGTGTAATTCATCTAATTCATAACCATTATCAACTTTAACAAAAATAGAACCTTGCGTTGCGTGTGCTGAAACAACGTAACCAATAATTATTAAATGATTTGGCGCACTCGGTTTAATATTTGTAATTCTTCCTGCTGTTGTTGGACTTAAATAAACAATGTCCCCATCTGCCCACGTTTCAGACTGTAAAGAACCCGTTGTGTTAATATTTCTTACTATTCCGCTTGTAGTAATAAACCCCTCTTGGTTGTTGTTTATTGTTTCGGTTACAAGTCCAATTGTTTCAGCGCTCAAAGCATCGGTTGTTGCTTGCGCCAAATCTACTTTTAATCGTTGCCCTTGCGCACCCGTTACTCTTACAGCTTGGTAATTAGCCTCTAATAAATTTACGTTTGTAGCTGTTTTATTTACTACTCTTAAAACTTGTTCTTGACCTACTTGTAAAGTTACATTACCACCTTTTAAACCTAAATCAATAGTTCCGTCCGTATCATTCCATCGCATTACAGCAACTCCTGCTGTTCCAGTTGGTGTTTGATCTAATTCAATTTGACCTGCTTTTAATTCAAACTCCCCTAAATCAACGTCCGCTGTTGCGCCTGTGTAAGGAACTTTTAAATCGACCGCCGTTTTAACCGCTTTTTGTGTTGGGTAAAATGTATCTGAATTATCAGTTAAAGTAGTTTTTTTGTTTGTCGTGCTTTCGACATTCGTTAAATTTATATCTAAACTCATGCGCTAATATTTATTGTTTGATTAGGGTCTAAAGTTACAATTGTTCCCGTTGAATTAAGCGAGCCATTTACGTAAACGTTAACCGTTGTATTTGGTAACTCTAAATTCGTGCTTGTGGTAACTGAATAGCTATCGTTTGAATTACTTACAACAACCGAAGCCGAACCGCCCGAACAAGTATAACTACCACCTGCTAAAACTTGAACCGAACTTGCTCCATCTGTTACCGTTACATTTGGGCAACCGCTTGTAAATCCAGTGTCGCAAACGGTCATTTCTGACATCATAATAACATCGAAAGTCATCGCCCAACCTGCTAACTTATTTTCAAATCTATCCGTAAACGGTTCTAAATTTGGCGTTCCGTCGATCATTATGTAATCTGGGTTTAAATCGCCCCTTGTCATAACTTCATAAACACGATTCAAAGCCTGCAACATAGCATTCATAATTGACGGCTCAACATCGTATTTCTCTTTGCCGTCTAAAATATCCATCGCTAAAATAGTAACATTAAAGCGTTGTAATTTACCCTCAATAGTAGCTTGGTTTACGATAATATGCGCTAACGGGAAAAGCGTTTGTTTAGCCAAATCAACGTCCGAAATTTGCCCGTCAGTAACGGTGCTAATTAAGTTCGTTGCGTTTAACTGCGCCTTTAAAGTATCTAGTAGTTTATAGTAGCTCATTTTTTCGGCTTTTCAGTTTCTTGCTTAATTTTTTCTAAGAAAACTAATAACTTTTCACAATTCTTTTTTGACCGCTTTTTCATAGTACCCAATTAGTGAAATTTATATCTGAACTCGGGTAAATGTCTCCGTTGCTGTTACTATTGTATTCAGGAAATAAAGCTTGATTGAAACACATATAATCAACAAATCTGTTGCTGTAATGGTTTGCAGTTTGCGTTTGTTTATCAATTAATAACGATAATTCTAAACGGTCAATATTTTCGCTACTTTCTGCGTTGTGTTTATAAACCCCTTTGTTTCCAATCGTGTACGCTGAATAAGGTAAATATTCAACCATTGCCCAATGAATAAGCATCGGTTTAATGTAAGTATTAACCAACGTCAAATAATTACCGCCTAAAGTGTTTGCGATAATATCCGCTTTAATTTTCTCTAATAAATTCGTTCCTAAATACTTTTGAACGTGAATATCTTGAGCGATTTTAATATACTGAATAAATTTGTCGGGGTCAACATTTCCGTTTAACGAAGTGAATTTTACTACGTCATCCCTTGTTATTATTAGTGCTTCTGCCATCTTATACGTCTGAAGGTAAATTTTTATTTCTCGGACTAAAACCTTTTAAAGGTAGATTATTTGGATAAATAGAAACTTGATAAGGGTTTGTTACTTTATAACCTTTTATCTCTGCTTTTCGTGTTCCTATTTGCTCATATCCTTTTTCAATAGCGTTTAAATCTAACATAAACGTTACTCTTTCGAACTTATGGTGGCATCGTGCACCCCCCTTAAATTTGAAGATGTCGTAAACGCTACCTCCAAATTCGCCAAATCCAGGATTAACTGCACGCTTGCTCATTTCGTCTATATCTTCTTTTCTAAACAACCTTTCAGATTTAGCCATCATTGATTTGCAAAAGTCACGCTCGGGGTTTTTATTACCAGTATATCTGTAACGAACTTTGAAATATTTTAAGTCACCTACTTTTTTATCTTGTACACTCTTTAATTTAGGTTTCGGGCTACCAGTTTGCACTAAGTTAATTAAGCTGCTTAAAAGAGTTGAATTACTACTTAAATCAAATTCTTTGTTTATTAATTCTAAATCTAATTCATTTTCGTTGTCGCTTACCTCTCTTTCGTCTACTATTACCCAACCCTCTTCTAATTGGTTAGCATCTACTTCCGTAAGTATTTCTTCTAAATCCGTCTTTGCTTTGCTTAATTCCGTCCCAGTTTCCTCTTGCTTTTCTTCGCTTGTTGTAACGTTTTCTAAATCCGTAAACTCCAATGGTTGTAACGTCTTAAAAAACAATTTAGCGCTGTTTCCGTTGTAGTTTAGTATTTGTTCTAATCCGTCCAACAAAAGTTGCTGTAACGGTCTAATAACCATATTGTCGAACAATACAAACGCATTCTTTAATTCGTCCGCATTACTTCCGAAACCATTTGCTGAACCTAATCCCAAAAGCAACCCACTTGTTATCGAGTGCGAAACCATAATTTTCTTTTCGCATTCAGTAGCTAAAAATTGATAATGGTCGGGTGCATCATTCAAAGGAATATCTTCAACGGTTGTTGCTGTTTCTTTGCTGTTGTTAAAACCAACGATTACCCTTTGACCTTTAGAACCAGTCAACTTTTGTTTGATTTGCGACTGTAACAAATTTTGCGTTTCAATGTCGGGTTGCCCGTTATTGAAATTTACAACTTTCGTTCCGCTAAAATTGTTTTGAACTTCGTTAATTAAATAATCGCTTACTTCCTCCTCAAGTAACGCATAAGCCGTTCCCGCTACATAGTCAGGCGTTGCAAAGTACTTCATTCCAACGGCGTAAGGTTTAACGCAAAGTATTTCTATTTTATCTTTTGACGTTCCAAAAGCTGGAAATCTTTTTGGTGGAAATTTTTTTGTATCCTGCCAATTATCAGAATAATAATAACCGTTAATATTTCCGTCCTCATCGCATTTTTCCATAGCTACTAAATTCATATCCATGTGAAATGCTTTTAGTATTTTCTTATGGTCGTCTGAATAATGAACTTGAATAACGCACTGACCTAAAGTCTTTAAATCAAAGCATAATTTACGCAAACAGTTCTTATTGAAAATAGCCATTACTTGAGCATATTCGTTTGGTTTACGGCTTGCGTCAATTACTCCTAATCCTTTCCCATACATTAAGCGAGTAACGTTGTTAATGATACTCATATTCGTTGCGCTCTTTCTATATCGGTCAATTAAAAATTGAAAGTAACTATTATTATCGCCAAAGGTTACCCATTCTTTTTGTTTCGATTCTACGATTTGCGGTGCTTCGTATTGCGCCAAATTTATTACGTCTATATTCATAGCATTACAAAATCATTATTACTTGAGTGCTCATCTGTTTGCAATCCTGCCTTATAACACCAAACTCGCTCACTACCTAAAAAGGTCGTTAGGTTGTAAAGTTGAACGATATAAAACCGTCCTGCCTTTAAAGAATAAACGGCTTGTATTCCTACGTAATAACCGAAATCGTTAATCGTGGGTGCGTTAATCGTTGCGCTTGTTCCTGCTTCTTCATCAATTACAATAATATGCGTAATCGTTGACGAACGGGGTGCGCATTTCAATTGTTGGGCTGTTGCACTTACTTGTAAAACATTCATATATTTAAAACTACTAAACCTAAATTTTGTTGCATAAAAAAAGGGAGCCGAAACCCCCTTTTAAACAATTAAAATAAACGAAATTATGTGGTTGTGAAAGCCGTTAATCCAGTCAAATCAGTTAATAAACCTGCTTCAGTAGAACAATTGATTACGTTTGCTGGCAAATTTTCAATACCAGTAAACGTCAATGTATAACCGTTCATGTCTCCTGCTTCAACACCGCTTGCAATACTTCCTGCAGTTAAATCCATTCCACGTCTTAAACCTGCAATTCTGTAAAGGTTATCTCTTCCTCTTACAATAATATGCGGTCTTCCGTAAGCAAGCAATTTAACCATTTTAGTAGTTTTTGCATCCTGCTTTTTCAACGTGATACTTAATTCTTGTGAAAAGAAAGTTGTACCGTTGTTTCTGTCAGTTGTGATAGTTTCTGTAAAACTATTAGTTCCTTTTAAGCTGAATTTGTAACACGCTGTTACGTTCGCAATAGCAGTGATTATATCTTCCTCTCCTGCCGTTGATGAATAAGTAATATCAACCTCGGGGTTTATATCCCCGAAGTTGATTAAATATACAGCGTCTAATCCACCGATTGAGTCCTTACAGACTTCTAATCTGCCGTTTCCTAAGTCGCACATAGTTTCTTAGTTTACTGAGTTAGTAACGTTATAAGTAACAATATCCTCAACGATTCCGTATTGAACACCTGCTGTTAATCGCATAACGATACGTACATTTTGTGAACCGTCAACATCTGCTTGGTCTAAAATTCTTACTTCTTGAGCGTCGTTTAATAAACCAGTTCCGAACACTAAATTTTCTTTAGTTGTTGCAATCATTGTTGAAGCAGGAAGTCCCGGTGCGTGTGCTAATTTAACACCTTCGAAAGGTAAGATTGCGCCACCGTTAAACCACATTGAACCCTTACCGTCGATACCATTTGCTCCTAGGTTAGTTGCGAAGCCACCCAAAGCACGAACGTACAATCTAAACACGTTTGTTGAAACATAGATATGGAAATCTTCACGTGCTGAAACTGCCAATGGAGTTGCGTCCAAAACTTTTCCGATTTCTGCAATTACGTTAGTTGATAACAAACCGCCACCTACTAAAGCAAGTTCTTGCGCTGAAGGTAAAGCTGGATCTAAAGCCAACAAAGTTGTAAATCCGTCAAACTCTCCGTTGTTAGATGCAACACCTCTCCAAATATTCACTTCGTTTTCTGAAGCTACTTTTTCAGCGTATTGTGCCAAAAGGAAATCTGTAAACGATTTCGGCATTACGTCAAAAGCTGAATAACCCATTTCGATAGCATCCCAATCATTTCTGAAAGTTGTTTTACACAATTGACGGTTTACTTGTAATTCTTTTGGTTGTATAATTCTTTCCGTTAAAGTTACCGTTCCAGTTGGATTGAAATCACAAGATGCATTTGATAAAAGTTTATCAGTTGCAAGTCTTTTCATAACCGATTTGAACTTAACGTTCGGCATGATAGTGATTAGGTTATTAGCCAAAGTTGGTGCGGGCAATAAAGCCGCTGCAATGTACTTACCGGCAAATTCGCCCGAATAAGAAGTTGTTATTGATGTACTTGTTGACATTTTTTTATAGTTTTAAAATTATTATACTGCTGTTAATGTGATTGAACCTGCTGAAACACCTGAACCGTTAACGTACCAACTTGTTCCGTCACAAACTAATTCTGCAAAGTCACCAACTGATTCTGCTGAAGCTACAAACGAAATTGTGTTTTCGTCAACTCCTGCAACGTGTGCTCCGTTTACTATAACAGAACCCTCAATTACATTTGAAGCCGCTTTAACTGTCCAATCTGTTGTAGCGAAAAGTTGTCCAACTACGAATTTAAATCTCAATCCTGCTGATGTTGCCACCGCTGGAAGTGTGATTTGCGCTCCTGCTGCTGCTTTTAAAATTAATACTTTGCCACTATCTTCAGCGGTCAATGTTACTGCGCCAGTTACGGCTTCTACGTTTGCTAACTGTCTTTCAACATCGTTAGAAACTGCTAAATACGTTGTACTCATTTGTTATTTGTTTATAAATTTTAATACTAAATCCATTGTTGATTTCGGCGCTGTTGGTTGCTCCATTTGTTTTGATTCTGGATTGTGAACAATTGGTTTCGGTTCTTGCATTTGTGCAAGTTCTGTTTTCAATCTTTCATTTTCCTCTTTCAAAGATTCCATTTCTGAAAAGAACGTTTCTTTAACCATTGATTCAACAGTTTTTTTAACTTGCGCTTTCTCAATCATTTTATCGTCTTTTTTCATTTCCTCTTCTTCAACTTCGGGTGCTTCAACCTCTTCTGCAGGTGCTTCTTGTTCTTTAATTTCAGCAATTATACCTTCTTGAGTAACAATTAAAAGCATTCCGTTTTCAACTACGTATTCTCCAACGGGCAAATCAATTCGTTGATCATCTTCTGTAACTATTTTTACTTCTTGTTTAGGTTCAAAGCTATCTGCCTCGATTACCGTTACACCGTCGTTTAATTTCATTTGTTCTAACTTCACTTCGATATTCAAAGCGACACAAATTTTGTTTACTATTTCTTTGTAATTCATAATTGTTTTTTTTATAAAACTATATTGTTTTCGTTCTGTTGCACTTTAGCGAATTATTACCACTGTATTTGTTGCAGGTCTTATGATTGTTTGTGACCCACCGTTAACAGTTGAACCGATTCCCTGCTGTGAAAGTTCCCCCTCGCAACATTCTTTTCTGTACTTGTTATCCTTGCATAAACAACCACGTTTTCCGCCTTTTGGTGATGTAGTTCTTGTTGGCATATTTATCCTTTTACTTGAACAACTTTAACAGCTTTTAAAGTAGCTATTCCTGCTTGAATTTCTTTTGCTCTTGCCGTTAATTTCTCAAACATTTTTTGACTTTCAACGCTTATTGGCAAACCTAAATCTTTAGTATTTTTAATTAAAGTATTTACTAAATTCAACGCTTTTTGATTATCCTGACTTGCAACACCTAAAGACGCAACCGCTTCATTTTGTTTAGCAATAATTATGTTTACTTTTTGATTAGCTGATTTCAAAGAATTATCTGCGCTTGTAGTCATTTTCATTGCATCTTGCAACAACCCTAACTCAACATTCATTCCTAATTCAACTTTTTTACTTTCAATGTTGTTGATAATCTCTAAACTTTTCATATTTATTTATTTTTGATTTGTTCCAATTTTCTTTGTGCCCATTCTATCCCTGCATCGCCACCCCAACAAAGCCACATTAAACGACCGCAACCGTCCCCTAATTCCTTTTGTGAATTTTCTTTATGACGTGCAAAACTTGCCATTCTTGCAATAG